TGCTAGGTCTTCTTTTCCATGAGGATTTTTCTTATCTTCGGCAGCCTTATATGCGTGAGTCTCATAAGTACCAAGAGCCAATTCTAATTTCTCAAATGTAAGTTTATCAGGACTACCTTTCAACAAAGAAGATAGTTTCTTTGCATGATTTTGACCAGAATTACTTATACCACGCACATTGGGTACAGATTTAACTTTTTTCCAAGTCTGCGATAACTTTTTGTCATAAACTGATTCATCGAGATCAACAGATTCATTCATTTTCAACCATTCTGGATCTGTTCTCTTTTTAGCGGGAAAACCTATCTTTGCCATCTGTCCGATTCCCTTAACATTATATCCAGAAGCCCACATATAGTCACTCAGTTTAAATCCTACTTCTTCCCAAAGATCATAAAGTTTTTCTGCTGATTGTGCATACTTTTCATTATCATCTTCAGAGTCGTCATCCAAATCAGCTTCTACAGAATCCCACCAATCATTCAATGCTACATACATACCCTTTGGAGTCATTTTATCAATCGGAAGTTTGCGAAATGCCATCAATCTTCCAAGATTGCCACCCAATGGTCGTACTTTTTTCATTAAGTCATCTATCAATCTTAATTTTCTATCTATTTCTGTAGATAATTTAACTTGTTCTGAATTTTTAGAATTTTTAGATTTTTTCTTATCAACATTACCCTTTTTCATATTTCTGCCCAAGAATGTATCCAAGAAACCTTCATTAACAGATTCTTTAATACCGGCATCTTTTTTTGCATACTTTACCGAAAGAGCGATATCGTGGGCCAATGTTCTTGCATGATATGCACCACCTTTTGTATAGTCATCTGTTCCGTTACCAACCATAGCATCTAAAATTTCCTGATCAGCTTTTGTCCAATCGTTTTGTCTAATTTTGTCCATAAAATATTGTTGGGTTGCATCATCTATATTCCCAACATCATGAATCTGCCTGCCACTGTTTGGTTGTTCGGCGTGCCGATTTCTTGCTATATCTTCAACATGATCTAAAATAAAACCTAAACTTCTTTCGTTTTCTCTACGGGATTTCGTGACTTTACCCATCATAGCAGTTTTCTTTGCTTTTCGTAAAGCTTCTATCATTCTATGGACTGATAAACGGGCATATGGAAACTGATTTTCCATGGCAGTTTTTCGACCTTTCTGAAGTCTCTGTGGTTTCTGTGGTTTTCCTTTTGCGCCCGGCACCAATTGTTTCATAGTGTCCAAGAAACCTTCATCAACAGATTCATTCATTTTCAACCATTTTGCATCTGTTCTCTTCGGAGCACTAAAATCAACTTTGTTCAACCATTTATTTTGAAATTTTGAACCGCCGTGTGCAACATCATATCCAGAAGCATACATATAATCTTTTATTTTAAGTGCCAGTTCTTCCATGCGTTCATGAAGGTTTTCTACAGAACGTCCATACTTTTTCGATAAAACGACACTATCATCACCATAGTCTAATTCATGTTCTATAGAACCATACCAATCATTTAATACTCTATACAAATCTTTTGGAGTCATTTTTTCAAGCGGAAGTCTGCTAAATCTCACCAATCCACTAATCTGACCTCCTAGTGGTCGCACTTTTTGCACTAAGTTATCAATCAATTTTAATTTTTTATCTATTTGTTTAGATATTTTAACTTGTTCTGCATTAAGTTTTTTTGCAGGTTTTCCTTTTGCAGGCTTTCCTTTTGCGCCTGGCACTAATTGTTTCATAGTGTCCAAGAAACCTTCACTATAGTTTTCACCATATGTTTCGCAGGGAGTTTTTCCACAACCACAATTTTTCTCAGTGACAGATGCAATCCCTTTCATGCGATTCTTTTCTTTACGGCGATGGGCATCTCCGCGCTTCTTATAATCTACATTTGATGGATCGGCTTTAGCCGCATTTTGATAATTATTGGCATACTTTGTACGTTGTGGCAAATCTCTTTCAGCTTTACTTTTGTATGCTTTTTTCTTTTCTGGAGAAATTTCGTTTACTTCAGTGGACTCACCTCGCGCACTTTTAAAATCTTGGTCTGTAGGAGCGCCTTTAGAACCAGGCTTTCGCATAGGTCTGCCTTCTTTTCTTTTCTTATGAATATTAGCCCAAAGACTTTCTTTAAAACTTTGCATTCTTATTTTTCCCATCCTTTTAAAATTTCTGGTGAAAAGTTGTTGTATGAAAATTCCATACGATCAACAAGTTTCACTGCGTCACCACCAAGTTTATCAATTGCTACATAGCCTTCATCACCAGATACTTTAAAACCGTCTTTGGTTTTAACAAATACATCATAATTTTTGATTCTATTAAGTATATTTATAAGTTTCAATTTAACTAGAACTATCAATTTTTGCAGATCGAACATCTTTTTTAGATTGGATTTGTTAGTTTCTGAAAAAAATTTCAACAGATCATCTCTTTTATTCTTTTGTGCTAATTTGCCCTTATCAGTTTTTCTCTTATCGATTTCTTTTTGGAACTTATCTTTGTGCCATTGAATTAAATTATTGACATGTTTTTGAGTATCTTTGATAATTTGTCCTTGACGGACATATGTATTGTTGAAAGTTTCTATTGATTTAGCTAAATCTTGATTATTTTCTAATTGTTTTAATGTAGAACTAGAAATCTGATTAAATAATTTACCTATTTCAGTCAATTGTTTATTCACTTCAGTTGTATCTTTTGCAGACATTGTAATGCCTGTCATATCTCTTAGCATAGCATCTTGAGACCAAACATTTTTAGATTTTTTAAATTTCTTTATATTAACACCATAACTAGCTTTCATATTCTCAAAGGAATCTCCAGTATATGTAGTGTGCCAAACAATACCTATTTTAGAATTTTTTATATCTTTTGCTGCAGACGAATCTTGGTCTATTGCATAAATCAATGTGTTAGGATGAAAGGTAGTATATTTTTTTCCGGCAATTGTTTGATTTGACAAATCATCTCGGGAATATAAGAAGTCTCCTTGGACCACGCCTTTGATTCCCAATTCAGGCAAGTATTTGAGTGCGTCTTGTAACTTAGCATTAAGGTCGCCAGAAGTATCAGCATCAATATCAGCTGGAGATTTATAGACCTTAGGGTTTTTATTGAATATGCCTTTTTTGGCAACAAAAAAGCGGTTATCACTCGGATCAATACCAGCGAATACAGCAGGAGCACCATCCCATTTAACACTTACGTTTCCTTTCTTAACACCCGACAACATATCTCGCATAGCAATTAATGCAAAAATAGCTTCTCTTGTACCTTTTACTCCACCATATAACACTTTATCTTCTATATGAGTCATATGAGTATTTTTCTGTTCTGTAATAAAAGTACGAAAGTTTCTCATGGTTTGGATGCCTTTATTGTTATTAACACTATACTTATTTATATAAAAAAAAGAGCCAGTAAAACTGGCTCTAAGTTTAAAAAAGAAAGAAAACATCGACTTTAACTATCACACTATAGCACATTAAGAATCACTTGTCAACCCCTAATTTTATAAATGTGCACCTATTGTTAATTCTTGCGGACTTGCAATAAATTTAAATTCTGGCTTTGCTTCAAACCTTAATTCTGGATTGCAGCCTGCAAGAAATAGTGTTAGTAGAATTGTAACAAAAACTTTTATTTCCATTTTTCTAATTCCTTCTGTTTAATATCTTCATGGACTTTACTTAGTTCTTTGTACTTTTTTTCAAAAGGTTGGCGCCAAATTTTAACGTCTGCCTTTGAGCCGTAAGTCAAAGAGATAGCATCATCAATAAATCTCAAGATTTCAATTCTCGCTGGATTTTCCATCTTTTTGAATTCGGTCTTGCTGATACTTCGCGTAACAGCAAGAGCCATATTATATCCAATTACAATATCAAGCATATCGAATTCCTAAAGGAAACTTACGGCGCCAGTGCCGTCTTGTATTTTCGCGGGTTACTTGCTTGAATTGAGTATTAATTCCATGATAGCGATAACCACCTTTCATACGCATAGTGGTTTCTTCAATGGGTTCTTCAGTTTCGGTTTCGTCTAAGGATTTATCCTCAGAAATAGTATCATACATATCTCCAAGAATTTCATCATACTTATTTTCTTGAACGGCTTGAACTTCGCCATCAATCATTCTAAGTGTATTTTCTTCTTCCATAACATATCTCCTTTTAGAATCATATAATAACACAAAATTTAATTTTTGTCAACATTTTTTTGTATATCTTGATATAGCATTTGTGATCTTTCACTTACAAAGAGTGATGTATATCCATTACCATTCGGTTGAAACTCGCCTTCAATCAATTTACCGGCGCCCTTTGAGTTCTTGGCTTGTTCAAGTTTCTTCGCTTTTTCTCTATCGTAAGGCATTTTATACAAGCGGTGACCTCTCTCCGACGTATGCATCCATAGTAGAATAGTGTTACCTTTATCAGTTATTTCGTGATGAACATAATTGAATTTACCATTTGGTTCATCATTGATCGGTGCTCCAGCCAATAGTATAAGTTGATATGACATGAATATAAAGAACGCGAGTTGAGTTGGAAGTGCAATAAGTTTGAGTATAAATGATGCATTTGAATAGTATATAAGGCTTGCTGTGTATATACAAGTAATCGCAATTATAATTATAAAAAGTGTTATCATCATTCTACTCCATTACCATTCCTGAATGTTCTACTGCCGTCTTTTTTCGGACGAATTTTTATATCTATTTGGTCATTCATATCATAGATATTACCATCTTCATCCACCATAAAAGAGAATACTGAAACTTCTTCTTTAAGTCTAACTTTTACAGTACGACTCATATCAAGCGAAATTGGATTCATATCCATAATATCAATCGTTACTGGTGTGGGATATTCCTCATTTTCATTACTCACTGACGTACTGTAATTATGAACAGTCACAATGTACTCACCAGGAACAATCGCATTAATTGAAAGTGTCTCAAGATTTCTTTGAATTAATATCGTATCGCCATTTAATTGAATTAAATCATTTGTATCTCCAAGATCATCACGCTCAAGTACCATGTATCTACCATCCTTTGATGGAAAGCCAACAATGGTATCATCTGGACCCTTTACCCATAAGTCAATATCAATTGCGGATTCATCGTCCCATGAAGATGTAATGATAAACTCTGATCTAGGATCAATCTTACCTTCTTCGGCAATAGGATTGATAAGCAAAAACGCAATCAATAAAAGTGATGTAAACCCAATTAATAAATTAAAAAGAAGATCAGTAAACGCTAAATTATTACTATACTTTCTCATCTGATGATTCCAACATAACTAACTGAAACTTAATTACAATAGAAGAAACTAAACCAGCAAGTGTTGTCATCAATGCAATGCCCATACCAGAAGCTAGAGTGCCTATTACAGCTTTCATTGCAGCCGCGCTGGTGGTATCAACATTCGTGAATGTAGTAGTTAAAACTAATAAGAATCCTATCAATGTTCCTACCATACCAATAGACATTACAACATCAGACGAAAACCACAAAAAGTCTGTGTTTCTATGATTTTCATATGTAAACTGTTGTCGCCAACTCTCAATACCAATTTTTAGAGTGGTAAGAATAAAAATAAATCCAATTAAAAAAGTAATGCGTGAAACATCATTTTCATATACAAAATCAAATAATGAATACTGATATTGCATAAAAGTACCAAATAAACCCAGCAAGACAATACTTGTCCACCATTTCCAAAATGCCATCATATTTTTCCTTATGATTATACTTTACTATATATCATTATAATAAAAACTATATTATAATAAGCAAATTCCCGCTTATATAAATACTTTTATGACCAATTATAAGGAGTCAAAAAATATGGAAATACTAAATACAGTAAAATCTTGGGCAGCGTCTTTAGCTGAAGTTGGCGTAAGTATCGCCGCACTAATGATCGTATTGGAAGTTCTAGGAATCGGTATGATTCCATTTATCCCAGCAACATCTGTTGTTGCTAATGTATCCGCAATGCTGGCAACACTTGGTGCACAAGGCATTATGGGACTAGTTGCAATTTGGATTCTCTGGAATATCTGGGAACGGCGTTAAATTTAATTTAATTAAGAGTGTGATGGGGGGCATTTAAGCCCCCCATTTTTTTAAAATTTAGATAACCACGCTGCAATCGGATAGCAAAATGGTAATAGCGCAATTGCCATAAGAATATTAACTCCTGTATGTGCAAGGGCTATTCTTAATGTATCTTCTTTTGGCATACCATCACTCACTAGTATACCCGCTAGCCAAATTGTTCCTGTTGTGCCAATATTAGCTCCAAGTACACACGCGATAGCTGCGGGTAATGGAACTGCACCAGACGCAACCAGTGCAATTATTGCTGTTGTTGATAACGAAGATGATTGCCATAACAATGTCATGACAATTCCACCTAAAAACATATACATTGGGTTATGTGTAAAGAAAGATAGATGGTCTATATTGCCCATAGATTTCATACCGCCAGAAAACATCTTCAGTCCGATATAAAATACTACTAGACCTATTAAAGTAGTAATAACTGGATTACCTAATTCCATTTTATTAACCTTTTTTGTGAGTTTTTTAAGTTCATTCATTTGATATAGACTCCGTTTATTCTATATTCAATATATATAAGTTATGAAATGTGAGAAAAGATAAACAGTATCATTGAGCAAACAAAAATCACACTTTACCGCCGAGTACTCGTCTTGTGAAAGTGTCTCTCCTTGAAGGTCTAGTTCTAGTGGAGTAGACCTCTCTCACTGCTTATCTTCTATCGGCAATCTCAATGCCGCACTACTTGTGATCGTGCTTTGTTTCCGTTTAGTTAGACGGTTCACTTCGTCAGAGTACAACTCCAGGACTATCTAGGTAACTAGCCTAGCGGGTCAAGTGATGGGAGAGAAATCAATCTCTCCCAAATTCTTTTATGCGGCATTAGCAAGTTCAACCGCTTTTTCTGCCGCTTTTACTTTGCGAGTTTGATTAACACCAAACCACTGGCTATGCAAGCGATTTTCAGCATTGCGCCCTTGCATATGATCTGTAACATATGTGACGCTATTCAATGCGCTCCACCATGTACCAGGAGCAAACTCTGCACCAGGTTGTGTTTCTAGAACATCATAGCAAAGTTTTGCATTGCGCGAAAGATCAGCAAGCTTGTCAACTTGTGCCTGTTCTTTGGTGCGTGAAGTATTTGGAAATACATCATTATAGAATGTAATCAAATCATCAGCGGTAACACGCTTAGAACCCAAGAATTGTGCCATTTCTTTGTATTTGGCAAATTTATCAGATGCAATGCCCAATGTTGTTTTTACATTAGATGCATTGAATACTGCGCGGTGACCAACTTTAGCTGAATTTTTCACACCTTGTTCAAGTGACATTGTGAGAGTGTTATTACAAACAACCCTAACTGGAGTGAAACGAACATCAATAGATTTCCCATACTGATGAGGATTACTGAAAAGCAAGAATGATTCAACAGTATCTTCTCCAAATACATCAAAAGATTCTTTCACTTTTGCTAGTGCCCATGTAATCTGACCACCTTTGAGAGAACCCGCAGTGTGCATTTCCATGTCACCAGCTGCAACGTATTCCGCAAAAAAGTTGAAAGCATCAGAGTTTTGACAAGGGTTCCAACCTTCACCGACGTTTGTTAGGACTTTATTGTCACTTAGACGAACCAAAGACTCTTGACCAGTCTTGATTTTCTGACCATCAATTTCGATGAATGACGGGACTTTTTGTACTTCCCAATCAAGTCCAGCTTTTTGCTGCATTTGCATTGGTGTCAGATCATTGGATACTGGAGTACCCAGTCCATGCCAAGGCGTATCTCCAGCGTAAGCCATTTGTGCTACGCCGTCTACAAATTCTACTTCATGTGCCATTTTTGAACCCTTTCAGTGATTCTTTTTTCATTTGATATGTATATTATACATTAAAAACAAGCAGTTGTCAACCACTTGTTTTCATTTTATTTAAAATTATGCAACGAGTTGTTTGAAGCCGATCATGCGGACTTCGTGGAGTGATCTGTCGCCAGATGCATCTTCAACAACGAATTGATCACCCATCATTGAACTACGCAACCCCATGCCATCTTCGCGGGTAACTAAAACATCAACGTCATCATTTGCGTCATCGCCAATTTTCTTAGACCAGCTACCCATTATGTTATTGGTCCAACGAAAGGCATATTCTAAAGCAAAATCGAAACCGCTATCGCTTGTATCATTATAAGGATAATTTACTACTGCAACGTGGACTTGGCTTTCAACATCGCCAGTGATGCGATTACGTTCGGCGTGATAAACATTGATTTTCATTTTTGAACCCTTTCAAGCGATTCTGTTTCTATAACTAAGGTAGCATATTCTACCAGCTTTGTCAACCATTATTTCCTTTAAAGTGCCCTTTGAGCCTCTTTTGAGTAGGCTGAACAACCCGGGATATGTAAATTTTCCATATCTAATTCGTGTTGAATACGATCTAGTACATCTGCGAAAGATTCCATTTTCTCTGAATAAACACCGCGGTGAGCAACACCGTCAATTGTGAGAGTGTATATGCCACCCCAGCCTTGCTCTTGGTTTTTGATGTACTCTGCAACGACTGATTTAGAGAATTTGTCAGAAACCATAACATCATGTACAACTTCATCAAAAAGAGATTCAAGATAGTTCATTTTTAGTCCTTTCAAGTGATTCTTTCTATACTAGTAAACTAGCATATCTTGAGGTGTTTGTCAACCTTTATTGTTAAACATATCCTTAAACATATCCAAAAACATCCAAATAAGTCCAACTAACGGAATAGCTAGACTGATTACTATAATCATTACCAATAATTCTAACATTATTTGTCATCCTTTGTTTCTAGGTAATGGGCGAGGGCGAGCCAGAAAGGTCCAGCTGCACATACAGCTAATCCTAGAATTACATCGCCTTGGTTAATAAACACACATCCTAGTATGAAACATACGATTGCGTAAATGAAAAGTCCTTGCATAGTGATTCGCTTTCTTTGTTGTTACACACTATTCATATCACATGTAAAAGAGTTTGTCAACCCTTTTATGCAGCCATTGTAGCTTGTTCTGCACAAACCCGTTCAAAGTTTACTTTGAAATCATTTTGGTGACTTAGACCAAAATGGTATGCACAATAACTAGCACCATAGAGATAGTCATGATCACTAAAATCTTCGGCTTGTAAAATCCAACGAATTGCATCATCTGTATCTAGATTAGGAGACAATTCTTGGATATCGTCCAAACGCTGCATGAAAGCATCTAGTGCATACGCTTGAGAATCTTCTTCATTCTGCCAAGTGCGGTCACATTCATCACAAAGAGAATCCCACTCTGCTTGCTTTTCAGCATCAGACATTTCATTCCATGTCTCAATAAAAGATAGACTTGGGCGAAAGCCATAAGCTTCTTTATAAAGATCGGAGATGATATCAGAACAAAAAGTATTAGACATAGTGTTTCCTTACATTACTAATTCTAAGACTGCAAAAACTACAATCAGATTAAAGGTGAAGCTTAGAAGATTTACTAACATGATTCGTTTCTTTCTCTTGACTATGCTTATTTGTAGCATAATCCAAGGGTAATGTCAAGAGGAAATGTATAAATAGTAGTATGAATTACATAATTTTTCTAATGAATTGTATTATATTTATAAAGTAACCAAAGAAAGAAATTTTATGATAGATCCTGTAACAGCTATTGCTGCAGCTTCCGCAGCATATAAAGGTTTAAGTGCAGTTGTTCAAGCCGGGCAAGATTTAGAAAATTGTACACACCAGCTGGGCAAATGGTTTGGCGCACTTAATGATATTAATCGTGCTGAAGAACAAAGAAAAAGACCACCACTTCACGCAAAACTGATGGGTTCAGGTTCTATAGAAGAAGAAGCATTTGCCATTTTAACTCACAAGAAAAAAATGGCAGAGCAAGAAAAAGAAATCATGTTTATGTTGAATATGAGATTCGGTCCTAATACCTGGGACGAAATGATGGAATTAAGACGTAGTATTAAAAAAGAACGTGAAGAAACCATTTATGCCGCAGAAGAATTTAAACATGCTATGATAAATGGTGCAATCATGGTTGCACTAAGTTTTGGTATTCTGACTGCAGTTTTTGGTGGAGTTTACTTAATAGGTGCTGTACAACAGCCTCCTTGGTGGTAAAATATGATAAAAGTTTTTATGTTAGTACTTTTCATCGGTATAGGTGAAAGTAGGTATAAAGTAGAAGAAACTCTTTATTTTGATTCTGTTGTACAATGTAATGCAACTGCCCAAGAACTTTCAAAAAGATGGGGTTATTGGTCAGCAAAAGATCAAGCTACAGTATATTGTATTCCTGCTAGTGTTCCCGAAGGAACACCTGTCATAAGATCATATGTTGAACCTTCATATTATCCTAGACCTCCAGCACCAGCAAATGGAATGATGGCATTTAGCGATTAGCAAGTGGATTATCAAGTGCTTTTGTTAGTTTAGCATTGAGTCTTTCTTCAAGAGAACTTAATTCTCGTTTGACATAACCTTCCAAACCAGATATCTTATCATTAAAACGATTGTTGGCATCGTCAATCATTTGACGTACATCTGATTTAAGCCTGTCTTGTTCTGTTTCGCCTTCATCCATTAATGCTCTTACATCATCATTAAGTTTTTCTGAAATAGACCTCATTTCATCTTCTGCTTTGGTAACTTCGATTTCAATACGATCAAGATGTTTTTCCATGCGAACCATTTCGTCTTTTAAATCATGCTTCGCATCTCTGAGATAATCCGTGTTTTCTGTGATACGATCACGAACACCAGCAAACTCACCCTTAAATAATTCTAATTCTTCTGATACAAAATCCATATGCCTCTCAACAGTCACTTGATGCTCTTGCTGTATTGCAATTTGTTTATCAAATTCTGATAAATCTGGCGCAACATAACTTTGTATTTGCTCTTTCATATCTTGGTAATCTTTATAGAATTCAAATCCACCCCAAAGACCACCGCCTATTGTACCTAATAATGGTATAATCAAAAGCAATTTTGAACCGCTTGCCTTGACTCCACCATACTCTATCTCTGCCATTTGTTCATTCCTTAAAATTGAAATTCTTTTCCAAACACAATTCCTAATTTTTTACCCTCAAATCCGGGTCCAATAAAATAGTCATTATATTTCAATCTAAGAAATGGTATTATGGGCTGAGAATATCCAGACACTAATCCACCTTCTAGTTTCAAGTCACCTTTTAAATCAACATCGCGTGATGTATAAAGACTTATATTTTCTTCGCTATTGTAAAATGCTCCTATCGTGTATTCGTTATATTTATATTTAACGGTTGGGTGTATTCCGTTATATTGATTTGACATTCCCATATGTATTGTAAATGCCAACCCAAAAAATATTGTATCCAATTAATTACTGCCTTAAACTTGGATATTGTAAATCCTCCATTATTCCAAATGTCGGGTCATTCACAAACCATCTTGAAAATGCATGATCTACTGTCGGCACTGGTGGATAAAAATAAATATCTGGTACTTCCATATCTCCATAATCAAAATCTGGCACAAATGCAATTAGTGCTGCTAATTGCGCTTGTACTGCCACTTGTTCTTCTAAAGTTGATGCTTCTTCAACTTTTTTAGTAAGACTGTTTACTTTATCTGCAATCAATCTTCTTATCTTTTCTTTCCTAGAATTCTTTTTTTCTGCTTCTGTCGGTTCTCCTTTTTCTTCTTTTTTCTCAGGTCTAATAGCATCTTTCTCAGATTCAACGGTTTCGTTGCTATTTTCGCTTTCATCTACTTTTTTATCCTTTCCATCACCATCTTCAGAGCCAGTATCTTTCCCAGCGTCTTTTTCTTTTCCACCATCGTCCTTGGACTCGCTTTGTTCATCATTGGATGTTTCTTCACTTTTTCCATCAGTTTCGGATTTAGGTTCGTTGTTTTTCTCTGGCTGGGGTTTCTCGGTTTCTTGGGTTGTGGTATCTCCACTGGTGTTTCCAGAATTTCCTCTTTCTTCAGAGGTTTCTCCTGATTCTGGTTCAACAACTTTTGTTTCAACGATCGGTTCATTTAATTCTGCCTCTATTGCTGCAAGTTCTATCTCAATAGATTGAGTGGTAATTTCTTCTACTGGTTCTATTTGAGAAACTATATCAATTTGTGGTACAACAATTTCTTCAGTTACATTGATTTCTGGCATAATAATTTCTGGTATAGTTTCGGTTATCGTTATATTTGGATTAATAATTTCTGCAACAGGATCAGTTACCACAATTTCTTCCATGACAGTAGGTACAGAGTAGTTAGGACAACCAATATCATATTGCGGATCAAGATCACATTGTTGATTGAAATATGCTGTTTGATAATTTGGACATTGAACACTATACAATGGATTAATCTTACATTGTTGGTCTTGATATGCTGTCGTATAATTTGGACAACCGATATCATATAAAGAGTCTGCAATACATGATTGATTGTAAAGGTGTGTTGCATATGCTTCAGCGTAACCACTACACGATGGATTATACAGAGTATCTAAATCACATGGATTATTGCGATATGTAAACCACATTTCACCATCTCTTGCAACAGGACCATAGTATCCATCCCACTGTCCATTATCTTGTGCATTAGCAACAAAACTAATATTTCCTAATTGATTTGGAGTGTATATTGTTCCAGTACCAGTGATATGATTAAAAAGTTCTATATGATCTTCAGTTATTTGCCAAACAGCACCTTCACCATCTGTGGTTTCATTTGTACTATGCGAATTTGATTCACTCCAATGATACCAAGTATCATAATCGTAAGTTTTTGTTTCTATAATAGTCCCATTACTATCAGTAATTTCTATCACAATATTAAGAGCATCAAACTGATCTGCATATTCTCCAGTGGGTTTCATATTTTCATCAAGTCTATTCTCAATATCTGTTGAACACCATACTTGATCACCGTTTGCTTTTGTTATATTGAAACAACCATTAATCCATTTCCAACGATAATGAATTTTATCTAAACTTATGCCTGTACCAGCATTTGATAATACTTCATTTATTGCCATAGTCATCGCAAACGTATCAGAACATGCTCCCCATTGCAAAGTTGGTGAACCACTCCATGCTTCACTACTACTAGTCAATAAATTCAAATGAGATGAACCACCTACACACGTACCATTAGTTATTGTACCGTCACTTAAATCTGCAATTTCTGGTATAGTGGTAGTTACTCCGCTGTCAATTGTTATACTTTCTGTTGTAGCGTTACTTGGCAGCGACCAACAGAAGTACAAACAACAAAGCACCACCAACAACTGATCTACCAGTTTCCCATTGCCTTTTTTGAACATCTGCCTTCGTCTCCGGTTTAAACTCTATAGGAATCTTTTTCTTACCACTCCAAGTTTTCCATGCTTCTTTCGCCTCTTCGCCAATTTTACCTTCATATGGACAAGGTGTTCCTGCCATACCCATAGCATCAAATACTCTTTTATCTTGACACATTACAGAAACAGCCGCAACTTTCATACCCATATCATAAAGTGTTTTTGAAATTTTAAGCCTTTCACAGTTTTGATCTGTTACAGTTTCACCAGTAGAAATGCCAAGTATTTGAGTTTGAACAGCACCAGAAATACCAACCGTACATAAGTCTTGAGAACTTCCTCCCGCACTAGGAGAAATTGCTGAAGGTGGTGGCGATATTACAATTGTTTGTCCTTGCGAATCAACTTTACTTTTACTGTCGGTTGTAGTTTCTACTACTGTCTGAGCATATAGAGCAATAGGGTTTGATGCACACGCGGTAACTAATAAAAACAATAATATCAATAATTTCTTACTCATAATTTAACTCCTGTCTGTCGCTACTATTTATATAAAAAAAGAGGGGCAAAAATGCCCCTGTTACTTTGTAGCGTAAATTTTAGATAATTACTTTGTAGCGTAAATTTTAAAATACGACTTTTCTGTTGCTAGGTAAGTCGCCAACCCCCTTAATTAGGCAGCGAGTGCGTAACCAGATGGTGCAAAATTATTGTTTGCATTTAGTAGTTTCTTCGCGTTAACCCAGCTTAGATCGGGATAGTCTCCATGTTTCCGTCCACATCTGTCGATCCTATTTCAGCCCCGTCAAATGTACATTAGAGTCACTGTCAAATGTACATTTGGTGGAGCTGCGCGGTACTGCCCCGCGGTCCAGTATATGTCAAGTTAATATCATCAACTACATAGTATATATAATACTACATTTTAGTTTAAAAGTCAACAGTCATTATAGCATTATATAGTTAGTGTGTCAATAGAGAAACAGTTTTTATTGAACTAATACTTTTAAAAGATTACCTGATCCAGTTCCATAAGCACCAGCAGTCAATCCATCTCCACTTAATCGAACATCTATTCCCATTTGCGTGGATGCTGGACCTGTATAGGTGCCTTCTAAAGTCCAAGTTGATCCGGATCGTCTAAAAAATTGTACTATACCATTTGATGATGCACCACCACCAATTTGTCCAAATGCAGCAACATTTCCATCATTACTTAAATGTGGACGAATTTCAGTTGTTTGGTTGAGAGTAAGAGTTGCTTGTAAGGAGTTAGTAACCCAATTATCTGTTGTTACATAAATTTTATTACCATATGCAAATGTGTTCCCATCGCCAGAAATAGCACCACGTAGTCCTGTCCCAGAATTATAAATTGCAGCTCTGGTCGTCCAAGTTGATCCAGTGCGAGTTGCGATAGTATGTTCTCCTGCCCGAGCCTGATATTGATATGCACTATGAATTACATTACCGTCAAAACTTATTCCAGAGTTAAAATAGGAAAAGGTATTATCACCGCCCATTTGTGCATTATCAACAAAACTATGAGGTCCAAATTTTGCCTCATATGCCCAATTGGTACCAGTTCTTTTATAAACTATAATTGCCCCTGCTCTGTTTCCATAAGTACTACTTTGGTGATCTACTACCATAACTGTTGAACCATCACCAGAAATAGCTGCTCTCATCGCATAATTGGTATGTGATGTAATACTTGCATTAAATTGTTGAGTCCATGAAGAACCATTGTAATACCATATTTGGAGATATTGATTATTTTCGTGCATAGCAGCCACATATAATCCATTTGCGCTTATAGTTGCTTTATTTGCACCATATTCAGTGGATGTGATTGTTGTTGTCAATGAGTGATTTGTCCCAGAATTTGCACGATCATATATCCTAAAGTCATAAGCAGTAGGAAATCCTCCAATACACATTCTATTACCATTAGTACTAAAACTAAAAGTAGTCCAAGTATTTGTCATTGTGGTCAATTCCAAAGCGGTAGTTGGTGTTGCCCAACTTGCAAATGCCAATGTAAATGCAGATGGATAACTAACTGCCGAATTTACACCATCTGTAACAGAAAATGTAAGACTAAATGTTCCAGCATCTGCTTCTGTACTTGATGGTGTAATAGCAAATACGTTATCTGCTTGAGCTACTGTTGCTGTTGATCCAAGAGAGCCTGTTGTGACTGCATAACTCCAAGTCAAAGCCAATCCTTCTGGATCTGTAGCAACGGCAGTAATAGTCGTAGCTGTTCCATCAGTTGCTAAATTATATGTTGAATTTACACCAGTAATAGAAGAAGGTGAAGCATTCGTTACTTCAGCGACTAGGTACCAACCAACACCATTCCAAACATACAATTTATTTGTAGCTTTAACAAATGCAGTATTTCCTTTGCTAGTAGAAGTTGCAGGTAAAGCCGCAAGAGTTTCGTAAACTCTCATGTTAGATTTTTGTGCTCCAGCAGCTTCTGAGGCGGGTAAAGGTGCGGCCACAAATGTCGGAATCATATTTGCATATCGGGTTTCAGAATACTTACCCATAATTTATCCCTCTAATTCCGCTGTCGGTGGTGTAAAGTTTGCAGTATATCTTGCAAGACCGCGAGTGAATCTAAAATCTTGTATATTGCCAAACATTAGATAACCAGTGGCATATTTACCACCAATGACACCTTTTGGAGTCGTATACACAGTTGTATCCGCAGCACTAAGGGCTGTAATCTCGGTTCCGTCCTCGTAGATTTTTATAGTACCATTATAACGAACATACGCAAGATGATACCACTGCCCAACAGTTGTTTGGCCTGCACCGGCAGAAATATACCCACCAGCGCCACTATACATTTGATATCTTCCACCAGATGTACGTCTTGAGATAGCAAAAGTGGGAATACTGTTGCCATGTGCATTTCCTAAAATTTGCGGAGCGACTTGAAAAAGACCGCCCCAATAATCAGAAGAAAACCTATGCCATAATTCTACAGTAAAATCTTCGTTTGCTCCAATATCACCGCCAGGAATATCAAATGTTAAATAATCACCTGTACCATCAAATGCAATTGATTTAGTTCCAGCAAATTTTACTTGAGTTGTATCTGTCGCCGGATTACCAACAAAACTTACTCGACTTGATTGGGACAAATCTTCAGCGGAAGGTTCTGGATTGAGTAAGAATTTTGTGTTTGTAACAGCGGTAAGTGATGCAGTTGGTGGTGTGAAGTTAGAGGTGTATGCTGCTGTTCCATTTAATATTCTAATATCAGACATATAACCAGTAAGAGCATAATTACCACTAAATTGTGAACCAAATCTTGGTCCACCCGTGCCGACTAATTGAGATAAAGAGTTTGTAAAAGTAGAACCTTCTTGTATACCGTTTACAAATAATTTTACATCATTACCCGATCTTGTGAGCGCAACATGACTCCATGCATTATCTAAAATAGGAGAACTTGTTATTCTAGTACCACTTTGATGATGATATATTATTACATTGTTGCTATACTGGTTATCAAGAAAAAGCAGTGTATAGGTTCCGTTTCCGCTAGATCCACGAAAATCTACTAACTCAGCTTCTGTAGCTGTCCGAGTTAATGGATATAACCAAAATTCTACTGTAAAATCGTTAGTGCCAAATGCAAAGTCTGATTCACCGTTAAAATAAATTCCATCACCTACTCCGCCAAAATATACAGACGCACCGTGATCTGCTTCTGAATATTCTCTATTATCAAATACAGATTTTGGTTTTAAAGACGTATCACCATTAACAGCGATTGCATGATTTGATGCAGATTGATCTTTAAAATAAGGTAAATTGCCAAGTAAGAATTTTGTGTTTGTAATTGCAGTAAGTGATGCAGTTGGAGGCGTAAACGCAGAAGTATAAACCTCAGTTCCTTTTATTACTCTAAGATTACTCATATAACCTGTAAAATAAGATGAAGTGTTATTACCTATTATCATAGTTGAAGATGCTGAACTTTGAGGGGTTCCTGATACTGTATGTGTTTTTACATTCACCCCGTCTAAATATAAATTTATTTCATTATCAGAATCATCATGACACATTGTAATATGATGCCAAGTATTAAGTGATAATGTTGATGTAGAAACACAAGTTGCTATTGCACTACCATTCCAATAGTAAAATAATAAAGTACCGTTTGATATTGCACCAAATGACCAATAATCGGTGGTACTGCCTACATCACCATGTTTTAGTACATGTGGGCGTCCCTCACTACTTTCTGTGAAACTTGTGTAATAAACCCAAGCCTCTATTGTGAAATCGTCATTCCACCATTCTGCGGTTGATGTACTATGTGGAAATGTTAAATAATCACCAGTACCATCAAAATACGCAGAATATCCACCATGACGATGTGGACTAAATGTTGATGTTGTTGAATTACCAGCAACAGTTATTGTATTATTTGAAGCAGAGGCGTCATCAAAAGTTTGGTTTGATCCAGTGTTAGTTGCTTTAACTGACAATGCAGTGTATCTTGTATTTGTAATAGAAAATTGCAATGAAAATGAAGGGATGGTCGAAACCGCGCCATTGATTCCATCGGTTGCCGAAATGGTCAATGTAAACGAACCAGCATTTGCGGCGTCTGTACTTGGCGTCACTGTAAATACATTATCAACCTGTGACACGGTTGCAATACTACCAAGTCCAGAAGCAGTATATGACCAAGTAAGAGCAAAACCTTCTGGGTCTGTTGATACA